AGTTCACGCGAAGCGTGTGTCTCGTGCTCTAGCGTGGTTCTATAATTCAAACTACCGAGATGACTGGGTAGTGTGATGATTGATCTCCTAGCGGTTCAACTCGCAACGTAGTTGCGCCGCTGGGGGTAACAGTGGAGAGTGCCAATGAAAGATGACGAAGCAGTTGATTTAGTTTGGCGTATTCTTGGAGGTATGCCTGTTGAGGTGTATGACGAAGATAGCAACGAGGTTTGGGAAAACTCTGTCTGGGAGCTAGTTCGAGCAAGATCGGAAGGTGACTTCAAAGGAACTCGCTCTATAGGTTCTGCTAATCTAGTAACAGCACTTAATATGATTCACCAAAAAATGTTAATTCATTCTTCTCAAGGCACATCGTCAGATGAGTCTTTAAAACTATTTAATGATGCCATGCAGACTTTACAAGATAAAAAGTTAATTAGAAGAAAACCTGAAAAAGTGAGAGAAACTTTTAAAATTATCTCCTCAAACACTGCATGATAAACGTACTGATTGAAGACCCTATCAAGCAGAATGTGTGGCTTTCTGACTGTAATGTCTATCCTTCCTCAAAATTCAAAAGATCTATTCCTATGTATTTAGGACCATTTGAAGATGAGATCAACCTTATTACTGTAGATCAGCTTGATGACGTAGATTTTTTCATATATCCTATAATGATGGATAATCCTTATATTCAATGTAGGCAACTTATTCAAAACTATGATGTACTTCATGGTTTTTGGACACTAGTTCATCCTAAAGTTATTGAGGCTCTTAAACAAGATAAAGGACGCATTATAATTGAGATAAGTAATGAGCCTATACTCGCTGAAGAGTTAGAGATGGTTTTAGCCTCAATCGAAGACTCTTCTGTTAATCCTAATGATAAAATTAGGCTTTTTGTAGATGTTCACTCTCATATTAATCACAAAAATACTTTTGAGGTTCCCAAACCTTGGGAAATTATGTTTTGTAAACCAGGGTATTCAGTCAATTGGCCTTTAATCCCTAGAAATACTGACGTACCAAAAACTTTAGAGAAACGAAGATTCGCCTGTTTTAACGGTCGAGCAGACAAACATTGGGGAGCTTTTGCTTTACCATACTTCTTATTAGAGCATACGTCTGATGGTTATATTACTCTAGACAACAAAGGCAAAGATCATCATCAACTAATAGACTCTCTTCATAAAAATTCAAATAATTCTTCCTTTGAAAAAAGAGAGTGGTCTGAATTACCGACTGAAGGATTTTTTAATCTTCTTCAAATTTCACAAGTTTTAGAAAAAGTAGACTTTAATATTGTTGTTGAGGCTTATTTATCTAACAAAAGCTTATCTTACCCTTTAATTACTGAAAAAACCTTTAGAAGCATTGGTGCTCAAAAACCGTTTGTTGTAGTAGGACAAAGGCATACACTAAAAAAACTTCACTCACTTGGATATAAAACGTTTCATCCTATAATTGATGAGTCTTATGACAATGAAAAAGATGATTTTTTGAGGTTTTTAAAAGCAGTAAAGACTGCCTTAAAATTAATTGAACTTGATGATGATGCTGTTGAGGAGTTATTAACATCTATTCAGCCTATATTCGACTATAATGCTATAGTACACAGTAAAAGATTACAATCAATTAAAAAACATCTAACAAAGTAAAGTAAAAGTTAACTTGCTTTATACTTATTTTTAAGTTAAATTATATTTTACAATATAAACTTCGAGGAACCTATGGAACAAGTACTAAAAGAAGAAGTAAGAAAAGAAATTAATCGAATCGTTGACCTTATGATTCAAGCAGATTCTATCCGCGAGTCTATCGCAGAACTCAAAAAAGATATCAAAACCGAATATGCGATTCCAGTGACCACAATCACTAAAGTTGCTACAATTATTCGCAAGCAAAATCTTGACGAGGAAGAGGCAAAATGGGACGAAATCAAGGAGTGGGTAGATATCTGCTCCTGACTATATACACCCTCAGTGGTCTGACTGTATAGTCATTTCTCACAACACCAACATTAAAAATAGTGCAGAGTCTCTAGTAACCTACCTAGAGACTCACTCTTATACCGATCCTCATCACCAAGATAGGACTGTTTGTAACATTAATGGTAGAACAGCAGTTTTGTTAGAGCAAGGGGATGTTTATGATTGGCACTCTGATTCTTTTTCTTTTGAAAATAGGGTGCTTTCTAATCCTCGTCGAGGTAGATATTGGACTCATATAGTATATCTTACCGAAGGCAAACCTCTTGAGATTGGTAATTGGAATCGTTCAGGGAGTCTTGGGGCAGACTTTGATTATCCAGAGCCTTCTGAAACGATAGCAACTGTTTATCCTACTCCTGGTAAAACTGTGTCTTTTCCTTGTTTTATGGTACACAGAATACAACCAACAGTTGATAATAAAAGATGGACATTCGTTGACTTTGTAACGAGAATGGCTTATAATGGTTTTAAACAATCAGACTATTTAACTTTTGCAAAAAGGTATTTTAATGAAGATTTTAGGAGTGAGCTCTTATCATCACGATAGTGCAGCTGCGTCTATATCGGGAGGGCTTATTCAAGGCGCCTCTCACGAAGAACGATTTAGTCGAAAGAAGTTTGATAATAGGTTTCCTGCTAACACTGTACAGTGGTTACGGGATACTTATGATGACTGGGAGTTTGCTGCTTTTTATGAAGAATCAACCTACTCTCAATTTAAATCTGATATTAAGAAATACACTTCAGCACAGCCTGTGCTAGTAGATCATCATGAAGCTCACGCAATGAGTTCCGTATTAATGACTAACTGGTATGAATGTGCTGTTATGGTTGTTGATACTGTCGGAAATCGTTATTCTACCTCGTTAGGAGTATATAAGGATGGTAAAATTGAATGGATCAAAAGGTTTCGTTATCCAAACTCTCTTGGTTTATTTTACTCTAGTGCTACTCGTTTGCTGGGATTTGTACCTTTAAGTGATGAGTGTAAAGTAATGAGTGCAGCTGCTTATGGAGATCCTAAGTGGCTACCTTTTATTCAAGATAAAATTGTTCATTGGGATAGGCATGGAGATTATACTATTCTTCAAAATCTTGAAAGAGGAGTAGGAGAAGGAGCGCTTGATTGGGACATTGCTGCATCTGTCCAAGCAACTCTAGAACATATTTTACTTTCATTAGCTACGTGGATTCAAAAAGAAACAGGACTTGATAATCTTGCGTATGCTGGAGGAGTGGCATTAAACTGTGTTGCTAATACTAAAATCAAAAGATTTACTCCTTTTAAGGATATTGCAATTCAACCTGCAGCAGGAGATGCAGGCTGTGCTCTTGGTGCCGCCGCTCTTATTTCTCGTCCTTTATGGGAAAATGCCTATTTAGGCGTTGCAGACTCGAATAATGTTTCTGCTGATGAATGTGCAGATAAGATTATAAAGGGAGAAATTGTTTCCGTAATACAAGGAAGAGCAGAGTTTGGACCACGAGCTCTTGGAAATCGTTCCTTGCTATGTGCCCCAACTGATGCTAACATTAAAAAACTAGATCTAATTAAAGAAAGAACCACAGATTCCTGGCGACCTTACGCTCCTGTTTGTCAGATTGAGGAAGCCGATAAGTTTTTTAATGTTTATCAACATTCAAAAGATATGTTGTTTGTAGCAGACATTGTAGATGGTAATTTTAAGACTCATGATAATACAGCTCGTCTTCAAACCGTTACAGGTTCTTCAAACGCTTATCTCTGGAAAGTATTGGAAAAAACCAGACAGTATGGCTATCCAATCCTAATTAATACAAGCTTAAATGCGAAAGGAAAACCTATTGTCAACACAATGGACGATTTCAAAAGGGAAGTTCGACTACATAACGGAAGTTGATACTGATACTCTTAAAACAGGAAGAACTTATCACACACCAGACGGATCGTATCCTTCTATAACAACTATTTTAGGTAAAACCGCTGATAACACTTGGTTACAACGATGGATAGAGAAAGTAGGAGAAGAAGAAGCAGCCCGAGTCTCTAAAGAAGCAACGGATCGAGGAACCTTAGTTCACGAGTATGCTGAAAGACATTTTAACGGTGAAGATGTGTGGGACGAGATTATGAATGAGCGTCTCGATGTTAGACAGATGAGCAGAGACTTAATAAGAGCAACGGAGAAAGGTGTTGAAGAAATTTGGGGACAAGAACAGGTATTATGGTCCAATAAGTATAAGTATGCAGGCAGAACAGACATGGTGGGTATCTGGAAAGGAAAACCTACCATTATTGATTTTAAAACCAGTAAAAAGAAGAAAAACCAAAAGCAAATTACAGATTATTATATCCAAGGATGCGCCTATGCAGTTGCGCACAATGAAATGTATGGAACAGGCATTCAAGACGTTGCAATCATTATGACCATTGATGGTGATGATCCGATAGTGTTTGAAAAAAGTGCCGTTCCTTTCTTACCTTTATTAAAAAACAGGAGACTTCAGTATGATCAATTGGGTATTAAATAAATATCAAGATTGGAAGTTTGAACGTGATTTTCAAAAAAGAAAAGCAGAATTGATGAAGATAGATCCTTTTATTTACCATCTTCCTAGTGAGACAGAAGATCATTCAGGTGCAGAACCTACTAGGTATAAAACTTGGGAATCTAAAGGTAAGGAAATAGATTTTTGACAAGACGTATCAAAAAACCTTTAAAAGATTTCTTTGATAAACAATCTTTGACAGACGCAGAAAAAGAATTTATACTTGGCTGTATAAATGCTCAAAGCAAATATCCACAGCTTACACATCGCCAATGGCAGATTGTGAATGAGATTAAAGAGAGATATAAAAAATGTCAAAATACCCAGGAGTGAAACGTACCCCAAGCGGTAAAATTCAGTACAGAGGAACTACTTTTGATGGATTCAATAAACCAAGACGCTCAAATAGAGCAGGAAAAAAAGGAATGGTGCTTGCTAAAGAAGGGGATAAAATCCGACTTATACACTTTGGAGATTCTTCAATGGGGCACAACTATTCTCCAGAGGCACGCAGAAGCTTTAAGGCTCGCCACGCAAAAAACATCGCAAAAGGAAAGATGTCAGCAGCTTATTGGGCAGATAAAGTATATTGGGCCGGACCTAGTGGATCTAAAAAATCGCCTCCTAAAAGTCAAAAATACACCCGTGGTTTAAACCGTAAATGAGTTGTTGCTCTAGGAAACGAACATTAAAAGACTTTATGTTTTTACCTTTAGCTTTGTTAAGCTGCTTTTTCTGTCTTGGTTTATTGTTACTAATCGAGATGAGCATAGCTTTTAGCTTAGGATTGATTTAATGAGGAGAGGGCTCAATATGTCAGCTGAAGATTACGTTAATATAAGAATAAAGCAATTAGAAGAAGACAGAAGTAAGGCCCACAATGATCAAGATAAGATGTGGTATACTAGACTTATTCAAGAGCTTTCTTGGGTAACACTCCGTACTGAAAATTGCTCTTTAAAATCTCGTGAGGTTATATAGTGACTATAGACGAAAAAACTTGTAAATCTTGCGGTCATTCCTGCCATTGCTACGGACCAGATTGTGAAAGTTGTTACTGTGATACTTGTCAATGTGGTAAAGTGGGTAAACAATCTATGGAAGATATTCCTGACTCACTTATTAAACCTAACACTTGAGCAATGTCCAACAAAACCATTAAATTTCATTTAATACATGATTTTCCAGATCAAATCGTATTACCGCCTGTTCCTTCAAAAAAGGTGGTCCCTCCTTGGTTTAAACAAATACCACCCAAAGTTGAAGATAAAAAGCTAGGCAATATCTCTTCAGTTAAACGTTGTATGCCTTTTTTAGACGCAATGACTGCAGGATATACAATGTTAGTTCATATGGACATTGTTATTCAACTTCTTCCTGATGGGACTATTCATCTTCCGTTCATCGATGATCATCATAAGTATTTAGTAGAAAAATGGAAACCAATCGAGTCTCATCCTGCTTCTCAGGTTAAAGGTTCTGCTTTTGAGAATATGACAATTCTTAAATACATGAACCCTTGGGTTGTTGAGACTCCGAAAAACTATTCAGCTCTTTTTGTCCCTTGTATTAATCGTTTAGAGTCTCCTATTATTCCTTTAACAGGACTAGTTGATTCAGACGTATATGGAAACGTTGTGAACATTCCATTTTTACACACAGATTTAGAGCCTGGAGGTAAACCTGTTATAATACCTGCTGGGACTCCTATATGCCAAATCATCCCTGTTAAACGGGATAATTGGTCACAAAAAGTTACAGTGCTTGACAAGCAAGAATTGAAAAATGTCAGTCGAATGAGAAAAACTATGGATGAAAGTCGTGAAGACTACTACATGAAAAACCTTCACGAAAAGAAAGGATACGACTAATGAATATTGATGAATTAAGAAAACAATTAGAAATAGATGAAGGAGTTGTTCATGAAATTTACCTGGATCATCTTGGGCTGCCTACTTTTGGGATTGGGCACCTTGTCCGTGATGATGACCCTGAGCATGGACTACCCGTCGGAACACCCGTCGATGAGTCTAGATGCATTGAAGCCTTCGAGCAAGATATCGAAACAACAGTGTCTGAATGCAAGCTCCTTTACCCAGACTTTGACGACCTGCCGGAAGAAGTTAAACAAATTATAGCTAATATGATGTTTAACATGGGACGTCCTCGCCTATCTAAATTCAAAGGCATGAAAGCAGGAGTTGACGCTCGTGATTGGAATCGTGCTGCGGATGAAATGGTCGATTCTCGTTGGTATCGACAAGTAACAAAACGTGCAGATAGATTAGTTACAAGGATGCGAGCTGTTGGATAGAGAAAGATTTGAATACCTGGTATCAGACAGTTTATACGAGCGGGTTCAAAAAGCTTTTAATACAAAAATTTATGAGGTTTCATATATAGGTAATCTTAAACTTGATCCTAAACAATGGATTGACTTTAGTATAAAAAACTTTGATAAAGCTGACCAAAAATTTGAAACCTCTCAATCTTACCATTCTGAAGGCTCCCGCACTAACAGTAAAATTAATATTGATCTAGATAGAAATGAACACAATTCTTTTGAAATTAACTATGGTAGAAGCACGGATTTCAACGAACAGCTCAAAGACCTAATATCAGAAGAAGGATTTAAGCAATTAAGAATGTTACCGGAGTATGCCCTTGTTAGATTACTCGTAAAATTTCCTGGGCACGGTACGTGTTTTCACTATGATGATTTAGCAAGCTTTAATCAGATTTTTGGTCATACGATTGGGCATAAGATAAGTTCAAGTTACTCCGATTTAGGTAAAGTTGTTCGATACTGGTTTTCTCCTATTCCTTGGGAGGATGGCCATGTTATGCAGATTTCTAAAAAAATGATTTATAACTGGAATGCTGGAGATGTATGGGATATACCTGTTGGTGCAGTGCATGCAGCGGCTAATTTTGGATATACACCTCAGTTTACTGTTTCTTTAACAGGTGTTGTATATGATTAAATGTCACAATTTGAACAGGATGTTTTTAGAGGTAAAAGATGAGTACTTTGCCTACATGGAAACTATTGCAAGAAACGATAAAATTACTGATGGTTGGTTTGTGTCTAAAGTTGAACATTGGCTACAAACCAAATTTGGTCGTAAACACTGTCTTCTGACCGGAACAGGCACTCAAGCATTATATCTCTCTCTATTAGTTAATGGCATAGGACCTGGCGATAAAGTAATTATTACAGGGTATAGTTGTATGGCAAGTATAACTCCTATTTATTCATTAGGAGCAACTGCTATATTAGTGGATGTTGACTCCCATGGGTTAATGGATACTAACTTGCTTGGAGACATAGAAGTAACTTCTGATGTTAAGGCTATTATTGCCACAGGTCTTTACGGTGATTCCTACAACCACAATAGAGTACGTGCGTTTGCTATAGAACATAATTTAGTTTACATAAATGATGCGTCACAATCATATCTAGGAAGATGGGCAGGTAGAGATCCAGCTTGTTTTGGAGATCTAGCTACCTTAAGTTTTGCAGAAAATAAGTCTTTACCAACCTTTGGAACTCACGGCGCTATTCTTACAGATGATACACCTACTTATTATAAATTATTACACATGCGCAAGCATGGTAAACCTTATCGTACAGCACCTTTTACTTCTAGAGGGACTAATG